GGCCTGCTGCGGTGCATTCAGCGGCGTCTGGGCTGCTGCCTCAGCAGCCTGCGCCGGTGGCGGCAGCCGGCCGGCCTCCACCTCGAACACCTCCGGTGCGATCGCCGGTGCGGCCAGCGGTTGCTGAGCCGCTGATGCCTGCTGTGATGCAGGCTTGATCTTCTCCAGAACGTAGGCGGGATCCCGCATCCCGGTTGCCCGCCACTCGAAGCCCTCGGGGGGCTCGGCATAGGTGATCTTGTAGCCGGTCATAGGACGCAGGGCACTCCGATCAGATCATCAGTGGCAGCAACCGGCGGGAACTGTGCGCCGACCGGTGACAGGGCCGAACCGATCGCCAGGGTAATCGCGGTAGCCGTTGCTGATGCGCTGATCACCTGCCCGATCACGCTGCCCACCAACACCTGCTCCGCCTGGGGGCTGCCAGCATCGAGGCTCTCGTCGAACTGGTAGACGCGCAGCGTTGCGATCCATGGGCCGGCCAGCGCCTGCCGCATGATGGCCTGCAGGCTGGGCAGCCGCGGGAGGATCAGGCCGGCCTGCTCATTGCCTGAGCTGCCGGAGGTGATGCCGCTCCAGTCCATCGGCTGGTAGTCCCATGCCTGGCTCTCCCAGGTCACCCGAGCATCGATCCAGAACGACTGCCAGCGGGCCATGGTCGCCACCTGCCCGGCATCCTGGAGCTCCACGAACAGGGCTTGCCCGCGACCCATCAGGCCGCCCGCAACGCGACGCGCGCGCCTGGTGTCCGCAGGGTGCCCATCACGGCGGCTGCTGTGGCCTGCATGGCGGCCTGCAGGTCACCGACGCTGACCGTATCGGTCCCATCGGGTAGCCGGTAGATCGGGCCGGTCTGGATCGTGATCGAGGGGGCGGCTGTGCTGCCGGGCGCCGCATGATCGACGACGGTTTCGCGCGGGTGCAGCATCGCCAGGAAGCCGCCGCGGCCATCCATCCCGCCGCTGCGTGGCGCGTTGCCGGTGTACCCACCACTCTGGAACGAGGGCACCAGCTCGGAGATGCTGCCGCCACTGGGCAGGTGAACGGTCCGGTAAACCTGCCCAGCCACGCTGCCGCCGGCCGGGTTGGTGGTGCTGTAGGTGGCGCCCAGGGACTCCACCCGCCTCTCGATCGCCGCGGCCTGTTGCATGCCGGCGGCAGCGGCGGCGCGGGTTTGGTAGACCAGCGCCTGGTATTGCGCATCAGCGGCGCGCAGCCTCTGGTCTGCGATCTGACCGGAAAGGATAAACTCCCGATCAGCCAGGTTCGCCGCCTGCTTCGCTAGTGCCAGGTTGGCCCTCATGGCTGTCGTGTCCTGTCCATGGGCCGCAGCGGTCGCAATGGCGGCCTCAGCCTTGCGGAGCTCATTCCATGCCGACCGGCGCTTGAGGTCTGCGATGGTCACCTCTGCTCGAATCTGTGCTTCGGCCGCGTCCTTCTGCAGCTTCGCTGAATTGAGCTCCAGCTGCATGATCTGCCCCATGATGCCGATCTTCTCGCCTTCCGTGCGCGCCTGCCCTAGCTTCGTCTGTAGGATCTGCTTAGCGGCATTGTTGATCGCCAGCTCTGCCGATGTAGTGGCCTCTGCCAGCTGCTGATTCTGTTGCACTACCTGCTGAGTGGCACTGATCGTACCGGCCAGGATCTGATAATCAGCGTTGCTCTGCTGGATGGCGACGTTGAATGCCTGCTGCTCAGACTTGGCGCCGCTGGCGCTGGCCTCCACCTGCTCAGCGGCAAGGCTGGCCTTGTTGTACTCCTCCGCCAGCTTCTGACCTTCGAGGGCGGCTTGGTTTGTTGTGTCCTTGGCCGCGCCCATGGCCTGGTTTAGCCCATAGACGGCGCCACCTGCAGCGAGCGCGGCGGCGCCCAGCAGAGCCCACCCCTTCGGCCCGGTCAGCGCCAGCAAGGCGGCCTTGGCCACCACGGCAGCTTTTACAGCCGTGGTCAGCAGGTTGTAGGCAGTCACGAGCGTCGTGAGACCGAACACCCACGGCCCGAGCGCTCGGCCCACCACTGCGATGGTTTCAATCGTCTGCCGGATCGGCTCACGGTTGGCCACGATCCAATCCCTGAAGCCGATGCCAACCTTCGTCAGCCAGTCCACAGCGTCCGACAGGTACGGCAGCAGCTGGCTCGCGATCTCCATGCCGATCTGCCCGAATGTGGCGCCCATCGCCGACAGGCTGTCGTTATAGGCGTCGGCCTTGTTGCTGAACTCCGTTGACATCGTGGCGTTCAGCCCTTCGATTGCCTGCCGGCCTCCGTTGAGCGTGGGGATAAGGTTCGCGCCAGACTCGCCCAGCAGGTCAACCGCCAGGGCGGCCTTTTCCGCGCCGTCTGGCATCTGCTGAAAGCGGTCGGCCACGTCCAGCATCACTTCATCGGCGGTCCTGAGCTTGCCACTGGCATCCGTGGCGCTGATGCCCAGGGTCTGCAATGCCTCGGCTGCTGGCCCCCTGCCGGTCTCGGCGGCTTCTGCCATGCCGCGCGACAGCTTGACCATCCCCTTGCCGACTTCGTCGATACTGCTGCCGCTCATGTTCGCGGCCTGCTGAAACTTGCTCAGCATCTCCACGCTGACGCCTGTCCTCTGGCTCAGGTCGCGCATGTTGTCGGCAGCATCAATCGAGCTCTTTGCGAACGCAGCCACGCCCGCTGCGCTGAGCCCGGCGCCGAGCGCCAGCAGCCCGCCGGTCAGGCTGCCAAGTGTTCGACCGATGCCGCCCATTGCGGCGCTCGCATCACGGCCCGCCTTCTCGATCCCCTGGATGCCGCGGGTTACCGCGCTGAATCCATCCGTCTTGGCGGAGATCCTGAGGATGGCATCCATCGTCGCAGCCATCAGCCCATCAGCTCCATGAGGTAGGCGTCTTCCATGATCTGCAGATCCTCCAGCAGCTCGCGGGGGCTGGTCACTTCATACAGGCTAAAGAGCCACTCAGCTGCTCGATAGTCCAGGCCGATCGGCCCACGCGGGCCGGTGCGCCACTGGGTCAGCAGCCGCAAGAACATCGCCACCGCCTGCCAGTTCTCGGGCCACACCCGGAACGCCTTCGGCGCCGTCACTTCCTCGGGCAACACCAGGCCCCAGTCGGCCGCTGACTGCTGCAGGGCGTCGGAGCCGCTGGCGCCATCCTTCAGGAGAAACCTCGCGGCGTCTGCGAGGTTTTTTTTCGCGCGCCGATCAGCGACTCATTCCATGCGTTCAGGATCATCGACGCGAACCCGGCCCGCCGGATCAGCTGCTGCTTGAGGCTCTCGCTGAACTCCACGGCCTCGCCGCCCTGGGTGATGCCAGACCATCCCGCCAGCACCTCGTCTGCGATCTCCATGTCGCCGATCATCCCATCGACGGATTCGCCGGCCTGCGCCGCGATCATGCGTTGACGGATGGCCTCGTTGATCTCGTTGATCCTGGGCTGCTCCAGTCGCCGAAATACGGCGGTGAAGTTCTCGCTCGTGTGCGTGCGGTTGGCCGGCTCCTCCAGCGGCACCGGCCACTCGTAGGTGCTGCCCTTGTCAATCTCGAACGGCATCAGGTGAAGGCGATTGTGAGCTCGTTAGCTGTCCCGGCAGTATGCAGCGCCACGAAGGGAATCTGCAAGCCGGCCACGCCGCGGAGATCGGTCGGGGTTGCCGGGCCGAAGTTGACCGTGGGCAGGTTCACGACGATGCGATTGCCGGCCACCGTGCCATGAGTGAAGGTCACCTGAGAGCTGGTACCGGCGATGGCCAGGGCGTAGAAATCTTTGGTGCTCAGCTCGTTGGGCCGCTCGATGGTGATGGTGCCCTCCACCATCCGATCCGTGATCCGCACCTGTTTCGTGCAGCCGGCATAGTCGAAGAACTCGACGGTGTTGTTCACGTTGATCGAACACTCGGCCATGCAGGCATTGATGCCGGCCACCGATACCGTTGCGGTGTTGGTGGCATCCACGGCCAGCGGGGCAGCCTGGTTCGTGTAGGTGGGCGAGGGGTTGGCTACATCGGTCGGCGGGACGTAAATGCCGGTCATGGTGAAGTTGAACCGGGGGATGGCGCCACTGTTGAAGACCATCTCAAAGGTCCCCCGGCTGCCCAGCCCCTGGTGCTTGTTGCCGTCCCAGGAGTGGTACAGCTCGCAGCTATCGGTGGCCGGGAACACCGGGGCGTAGGTGATGCTGGTGTCCGGCACGATCGTTGCACCGAACCCACATGCCAGGATCAGCGGATCAACCTTCGATGCGGTGCCGGGGGTCCCGCTGCCGGCCGCCTCGACCCCGAAGCTGAGCCCCATCTTTCGCTGGGCGATGATGCGCGAGCGCACCCGGCCCGGCATGGTGTCGATCACCTCGCGCTCCAGGATCTCCCCGTCCAGCGGGGTGAGCTCGGGGTCCAGTACCAGGATCGCGTCAGCCCCGGCGGCGCTTGCCGACTGGCCGTAGGTCGTCTCCTTCTTCACCATCAGCAGCTGCTTTCTGGTCAGGGCCATCGGTGGTCACCGGGATAGGGGCGGGCTGGGTTGCAGACAGCAGCTGCAGCGATCCATCCTCCTGCAGGAGGTAGGTGCCGGCGGCTGGGGGCAAGAGTGGCTCGGTCATTCGATCGAGGCCAGCGAGGTTCTGTAGGCCACACGGTAGCGACAGCTCAAGATGCCGATCTCGCCTGATTCCGCATCCCATCTCCTGCCATCCGGATAGCAGTGGATCACGCTCAGCCCGGTGAACGGCTCGGCCATCAGCAGGGCATGCGCCGACACCCGGAGCGGATCGGCCAGGGTGGAGAGGGGCGCACCGCTCACCAGCACGTCGACGCGCACGAATAGCTCAGATGTGACGCCACAGGTGGCCTCGATGTCGTCTGATTCGCTCTCGGGGTAGACCGCCAGGGCCGGCATCTCCCCGCGGCTCATCGCTTCCCACCGGTCGCGGTAGACCCCAGCCGCCCCGGCGGTAGAGGTCAGGGCGGTTTCGATGCGGTCAAGGATGCGCTCGCTCTTGCTGGTCATGCCGGTGGATCCTGCTCAGGCTCAGCATGCCGCCGCCGCCGCCCGGGGAACGGAAGGAGCTTGGCGACCGCCGGCAGGGGCGAGGGCACGAGTACGCCGAGCGCCCAGTTCCACCGGCTCTCGCAGGCAGTCCATGCGTTCGGCGCCCGGTACTCGCAGATGCCGATGTAGCCCGCCAGCAGCGCAGCCGTCGCCCAGCTCATCGCCCGCCCTCCTGGATCTCGACAGTAGTAGGGGCGGCCAGCTTCGCAGCCCAGAGCGTGGCGGCGATCGGTGCGGCGAGGGTGACCACCAGGCCGAGCATCACGACCATCGCCATTCGGTTGTCGGTCTGGCCCTGGCGGCGAAACAGCCTGGTCACGTCAACGCGCAGGCTGGTCACCTCCTCCTTGCGCTCGACCATCATCGCGGCCATGGTGTCGAGCTTGCCGCCCAGCTCGGCGAGCTTCACCCATAGATCACGGTGGGTCACGTCGTGCTCAGGCGGCACAGCAGCAGCAGCAGATGTGCTCATTCTGCCGGCACCCACGCCTCGTCTTCCGGCGTCGCCGGATCATCGGGGATGAAGCGGCCTGCCGCATCGCGGGCTCGCACCATCCCGGCCGGTGGGTTGATCGCTTCCACGAAGGCCTCGGGCAGATTGCACGCCTCAGCCAGGGCAGCCAGGCCCGCCAGCTCAGCGGGGGGAACCGCCGTCGCCTGGACGATCGCTCCCCACACCACCGCGAACTCATCAGGCTGCCCGCGCTCTGCCATCGCCAGCGATGGGGCCAGGGCTGCTGCAGCGACGGGTGCCACCTGATAGGCGGCGGCCAGGGCCTGGTTCACTGTGGTGGAGCGCAAGACCGCAGCCTTGAAGGTGAGCCAGTCGGCTCGTGGTGGTGCTGGCGGGATCGGCGGCGCTGGCGGGATCGGCTGCTGCTCCCAGCCATAGGTGGCGGCACCGTTCAAGTCTTCAGAACCGGGATCCGTCACCTCGATGGCCACCGGCAACGCCACCACCACGTAGCCGTCCTGCGGCTCGGGCCGTGGCTCGCGGATGATCTGCAGCACGTGGTAGGCGTTGCGGTCGAGGCCCACCACCGGCTCGTCGTCCTGCCGGGGGTAGTTGACCAGCTTGCCGGTGGAGCGGTCGAGAAGGGTGCGGGTTGTGTTCATGGTTTTCAGATGGGGTAGCGGATGATGACGACACCGGAGCCGCCAGCGCCGCCATTTGGGGAGCCGGTATTGCCTGCGCCTCCTCCTCCGCCACGCCCGTTAGTGCCGGGGTTGCTTCCCCCCGCCCCGCCCCCGCCGGAGCCGCCAGTACCAGGATTGGCCGCGCCTTCTTGGCAGCCTCCGCCGCCACCGGCATACAAAATAGCCCTTCCTGTAGCTATGGAACTAGCTAGTCCTGCCCCGCCATTTCCGCCTGAGGCTGCCCCGCCATCTCCGCCAACGGCCCCTGCTCCTCCTCCCCCTCCGCCTACGGTTGCTGTAGTGCTGTATCCACCGTTATTACCTTGGCCAGATACTCCAGAGCCGCCTACCCCGCCATATATGATGCCTACCCCGCCACCGGATCCTCCATTGGCGCCTGAGTTGAATCCGCCGCCATCTCGGCCATAGCCGCCCCTGCCACCACCAAACGCCGTGAGGTTGTCGAAAGTTGAGTTACCGCCGCTGGTTGGCGTGGCCCCTCCCGCCCCTCCTGCACCAACCGTTATTGAGTAGCTCTGCGCTGTAATAGTTTTAGAGCCGCTTAGCAAGCCGCCGCCGCCGCCGCCGCCAGCGCAATAGCCGCCATCACGACTCGCACCACCGGCTCCGCCGCCACCTACGATTAGATATTCGATCAGTCCGCCGCTCGTTACAACGAAGCTAGACGTACCAACCGTCGTGAATGTATGCACCCGATAGTTGGTGCCGCCCACATTGATCTCTGTTTCCGTGCCGCCAGTTGCGACAATACCAGCCGGTGCGAACCTGTACGGATTGATCAGCAGCATCAGCTTGTTCTCCTCAGGTATAGCCAGACCTTCAGTCCCTTCCCGGCGATCGTGCTGCCTACCTGATCGATGTCGATTGTGATCTCTGCATCGTTGGCCAGGGATGAGTCCGAGATCACTGCAGCCGTGGCCGCTGTGTCGCTGGTCTTTTCGCTGGCATCAATGCTCAGCTTCGTGCTGAGGATTGAAGTCCCCGCCTCGTTGATGTCCACGATCAATGTCGAGCCGGTCGGCGCTGTATTCACCTCCGCCTTGCAACTCAGCAGGGTGGCCGCATACGGCATCCGAAAGGTCACCTTTGCGGTGCCCGCTGCGAGGTTCGATGTCTCGTCGCTGCAGGCAATCCCGAGAACCTGATCAGCACGAAGCGTGGTGCCGTCGAGCACTACGCCAGCACCCAGGCTCAGCTCCTCGATGGCGCCCGTGCTGGCTGTGGAGCGGCCCAGGATGCGAGCCGTCGCCATGGTCAGCCCGCTGCTGCCAATCGCGCCAGAACCTGCAGCACTCAGCGTCGTCCGCTGCGCAGCGGCATCCGCATCATCGAGCAGTGCCCGGCCCGCATCGGTGCAGGCGATCTCCTCCACGTCGCCAGCTCCGGCGCTGCTGCGGCCGAGAATGCGATCCGTGGCCGAGACGTTCTGCAGCTTGGCGTAGCTGATCGCGTCGTTATCGACGGTCCAGGTGCTGCCGCCACCCGACACCGT